AGATTACTATACAAGAGGTATGGGTAGTGCAACTAAACCTTTAAAAACATTGGATGATGTTAATAAATATATGTCAAGTTTAGTAGGAACAACTGAAAGTCCTACAGGTGCAAAGCTTTCTAAAGATAAAAAGTTTTTGATACTACCCAATGGTAAGATTATAAATCTTAAAACAGGTAAGGTGCAAGAGAGTATGTCAGGATTAGAACTCTTTGCAGGAGGTATGATTTAATGAAGTACAATATGACAGAACTGTTAGACCAATTAGTTTTGCATGAAGGTTTAGAGTTACTACCTTATGAGGATAGTCTAGGAATAAATACAATAGGCATAGGAAGAAATTTAGAACATAGAGGATTGTCTGAAGCAGAACTAGGTCACATAGGTAAAGACTTATCAGATATATTTGAGTGGGGTATTACTAAGGAACAGGCATACTATCTTGCAAAGAACGATATAGAAATAGTTGAGAAAGAAGTTTGCGAATCTCATCCTTGTGTGGTAGAATTAGACGAAATTAGACAGAGAGTAATTATTGACATGGCATTTAATATGGGTGTGCCAAGATTAAACAAGTTTAAAAAAATGTGGAAAGCCATAGAAGAAGAAAACTTTGAAGAAGCAAAAATTCAAATGCTGGATTCTCGTTGGGCAAGTCAGGTAGGTAACAGGGCAGTGCGACTCTCTAACGCAATGGAAACAGGAGAGTGGGTATAATGTGGGGTGCAATTATAAGTGGTGTTACAAGTCTTGCTTCTTCTTATATGGATGATAGAAAAGTAAAGACAGAACACAAGGCAAAAGTAGAACAGGCAAGAGTCAATGCAGAGATTAATAGGATTGAAAAGGCAGCACAGTCAGACCAAGACTATGACATTGAAGCATTACGACAAACAAGATATAGCTGGAAAGACGAGTATGTACTTGTCATTATTACCCTACCTTTCATCGGGAGCTTCATCCCTAATATACAAGACCATGTTCTCAAAGGATGGGAATATATAAACAAAGCACCTGAATGGTATCAGTGGAGTTTTATGGGAGCAGTCGCTGCGTCATTGGGAATCAGATGGGCTTTCAAGTTCTTCAGTGGTAAGAAATGATTCATCTTCTTCATCATCTATCTCTTCAGGAAAAGCTTGTGCCATAAGCTCTAAGACTTTTTCTAAACCAATAAGTTCCATACCCTTAATAATGTCCTGCTCTAAGGACTCTGTAGTTATCTCATCAACATCTATATTGTTACCTCTAATTCTAGAGAGTAATTCTAATGCCTTGAGTGCAGAGGTTGTCTGTCCTTGAACTCTTGCTACATCATATTGTTTTTCTATTTCATCTACAACATCAATACTTGTTGTCATATTGATAGCAAGTTCTTCTAGTCTCTCTTGTACTAGAGGGTCTTGAAGTAATCTTGACCCTGTATTGTGTGCAGATATTTCACTATATCCTGCATCCTTTGCTGCTCTTGTTGCATTTTTATGCAGGACATAATTTTGACAAAACTTTTCTTGCTTTTCTTTAAGCTGCATTACTAATCATTTCATAGTAATACTTTTCATTTGCCTTATGAGAATCCTTCCAACACTCAGAAACTAATGTATTCTTTCCATGTATTGTAAGAGCAATGTCCATATCCTTACTAGCAAAAAGTTTTTCACAATCTTGTGCCATTGCAAGTAACTCTCCTGTAGTCCAAAAGTATTGTCCATTAGTTTCAACCTTAAAGTATTTAGGTTTATCTAGTGTTACTTCTTTTTTCATCTCGTCAGTTAGTTCAGGTACTGAACAATCAAAACCAAACAACTCAAAGTTTCTAAAGCCAAGTATATGTGCAATAGATATTGTCCTCATTGCTGCACAAGTACCACCTGATACTAGTGTTTCTCCTTCTTCTATACCTGTACCTTTTGCAATCTGAAGTTTGTCTGTAATACTTGTATCTCTCAATGCTTCAGAGTAGGCAGACCAACCTTTTATATTTGCACCCTTCTTCATTAAGTACTTGGTAACTGAAGGGTCAGTCATTGAAGCAATAAGAAATAGTGTATCCTTATTAATAGTTTTAAATAAATCTTTTCTTATAACTCCATGTGTACTTCTACCTGTGATAGGTCTTGGGTCAAGTATAGAACATATAAAAGGACTTATACCATTTGCTAATAACTTAGGATAGCTATGTTTAACACAGAATACTTTTGTATTAGTATCTCTAGCTCTCTGTTTTAATAAAGTAAAGTCTGTACTAGAACCACCTGAAACAATAAGTGCAGTTTGATTATGTATTCTACCATGCTTTAACCAATTAAAATCTTTAATTAATTTTTTGTTCTTTTTTATATTTACATATATTTCATCTGCAGGTCTAGAGTCTTTAGGTGTAACAACAATAGGCATACGAGTTATATGGTCAGGTAAGGGTTTTACTCCTTTTTTATTTGCAACAAAAGCTATATGAGTTCTACCACCACCAAGCACTCTGTCATTAGAAGGAAGAACAACTTTAGCATAGGCTTCTATTTCTTTTATTAATTTATTAACACCCATATTTCTTTCTTCAGGTAGATTACCCTGTTCATCCTTAGAAAAGAAATCATCAAATACAAGTAGAGGAACTTTCTTTAAATTAAGATAGTCTTCCTTGACAGTTTCATATGAGTGACCACCATCTATAAAAGCAAAGTCAACTTTGTTAGCTGATTTACATTTCTTTAGTGTAATTTTTGAATCACCTTTATGTAATTTAAATGTAAACTCTTTACCTTTTTCTTTCATCTTTTGTTTAAATTCTTCTAGTCTATTGTTAACTAACTCTACAGAATGATGTTGTTTAGTATTCATTTCTATATCATCAGTAACTGCAGTTGCTTCTTCAAACAAGTCAAATCCAAAGTATGAAAACTTATCTCTATATTCAAAGACTGCAAGTGCCATCTCTATTGCACGACCACCATTCCAAGTACCCACTTCAGTAATTGACTTAGGTTTATAGTGTCTAATTATATCTGCAAGTTGTCTGTATCTTGGTAGCTTTACATCCTGTGCAAGAGTTGTTTTCTTTTTTAGATTACCCTTATAATGAATAAAGTATTCTGAAAGAGGTGACTGCATAAACGCAGTAAGACCTTTGGCATTTTCTGATAGATTATTTACAATCATACCATGTGCCTTGTATATATTTAGTAGTCTTTCAAATATAAAACCATCATGCCATTCTCTATAAGAGATAGTTTCTCCTATTGTATAACAACCTCTAAAGTCTGCAATTATAGAACAGGCATCATGGTACTGTAAGTTAAATCCCATAAAACTAGTTTCACTATAATCAACATCTTTTCTACCTAGATGAACTACACTTGCTTTACTAGGTAACCACTTATCAAGTGAAGATTTATCAAGTCTCTTAGTAGTAACTGTATCTGCATCAAGCCATATCAACCATTGTGGTTCTTTTGGTAGAGCTTCTTCCATCATACTAAATGCACAGTCAGTTAATGCATAGACTTTATGACACCATTTAATTGCATCTAGTCTCCAATTATATTTTATTGTACCACCCTCTGTACCATCATGTCTCTTCATCTTCTCACGATAGTCAAGCATTTCTTTTACATCATTAAGATGTACATATATAATGCTATCAGAAACAGGGTGGTCAACCTTTTTAATATCGAAGTCATGGTAGTAAGCATAGAGTTTAAAATGTTTTGGATTCCATTTTGATGCGACACTTTCAAGCATTTCTTTTGC